GCATTGCGAAAAATTAACCGAAGATGGTATAGTAGGAGGAGATGCTTATTATCAATGCTTAATAGAGGGTGAGGTTATTGCTCAATTTCCTAAATCCTATGCTATGATGAGAACAGATTAAGTATTTCTTCCACTAACAAATAGGTGTTAGTAACTAACTTAAGAAGCTCAGCACTACGTTGGGCTTTTTTATTAACCTTTGAATATGAATCTATTTAAGAGAAAGAAGGAGCCAATAGATTTAAATGCCAAGCTGTTACCTGAGCTGTGCAGCTGCACAATTATACAGTGGAATTACTCTGAAGATATAGGCCTTGAGTCTACTTATGCTGAGGATATTCCTTTTATGTTTGATGCAAGAAAGTGCGTAGGCATTCAAGCAGAAGTAGAGTTTAGAAAGGATGGTACATACTACGTAGGTGAGCGCACCTTAGCTCTTATGCAAGGCATTGATAGTGCAATAGTCATAGATGTACCTTATAACCAATTCAAAAAGAATTTTCAGGAGTTAAAATCTAACATAATCACAAATGATTACATCATCTCGCGAGGGTAGAAACGTCATAATTACAACGTGCGAAAGCGCTGATAAATTCTTAATGATGAGCGACCTGCACTGGGATAACCCCCATTGCGACAGGAAGCTACTTAAAGCTCACTTAGATAAGTGCTTAGCAGAAAACATTAGCTTTGCTGTTAATGGTGATTTATTCTGCTGCATGCAAGGCAAGTATGATCCAAGGCGCAATAAGAATGATATTAGACCTGAGCATAACGTAGCAAACTACTTAGATGCATTAGTGAACACTGCTATAGATTGGTTTAAACCATACGCTCATTTGATGGTATTTGTTGGATACGGAAACCATGAGACTGCAATAATAAAGAACTGTGAAACAGATTTAATTGAGCGCTTTGTAAGCGGATTGAATAGAGAAGCAGGAACCAATGTCTTAGTAGGTGGTTATGGTGGGTGGTGGATTCACAGAGTAAGTAAAGGAAAGAGCAGTCATTTTACTTTTAAGACAAAATACTATCATGGATCAGGTGGAGGCGGAGTAGTTACTAAGGGAGTAATTCAGAATAACAGAATGGGTGTTATGATAGATGGAGCTGATTGCATTTGGACAGGCCATGTGCATGAACTTTACCACCATGCAGATATGGTAGAGGAGTTAAGCTATAGCCCTGGCAATAGCTATAGAATTAACATGAGGTATGTGCATCACATTAGAACTGCAAGCTATAAAGAAGAGTATGATGAAGGGTACATGGGCTTTCACGTGGAAAGAATGCGACCACCTAAGCCATTAGGAGCTTATCTGCTGCAGTTAGATTTAGAAAGAGTACGTACACCTATAGATTCTCATGTCATTGTGCCTACTTTTGTGCAATGGAGAGACAAATAAACTATAACTTTAAGCCACTAACGAGGCAAAGCGAGGCACTTAAATTCTTATCAGCAGATTCACAAGTTGAAACAATCCTCTATGGAGGAGCAGCAGGAGGCGGAAAGACTATGCTTGGCTGCATGTGGCAGATATTACGTAGACTAAAATACCCAGGTACACGCTCATTGATTGGCCGAGCCAAGTTAGATACTCTTAAAAAGACTACCATGAATACATTTTTTCAGGTAGCAGCTGATATAGGCCTTAAGGCAGGAGAGGATTTCAGTTATAATCAGCAGAGCCATATCATTAAGTTTAGCAATGGTAGTGAAATAATCTTAGCCGATTTGCAATTTTACCCCTCAGACCCACACTATCAGGACTTAGGGGGATTAGAGCTCACAGATGTATTTTTAGATGAAGCTACTGAGATAAGTGAGAAGGCCTATAGCGTAGTATGCTCACGTATCAGATATAAGCTAAATGAATTTGGCCTTAAGCCTAAGATATTACTCACGTGCAATCCTTCGAAGGGATGGATTTATAATCAATTTTACTTACCCTACAAGAATCAAAATTTACCTGAGCACCTTGCTTTTGTGCAAGCTCTACCTGGGGACAATTTGTACCTACCTGAAGCGTATGTTACAAGCCTTACCCGATTACCTGAAGCAGACCGTAAGCGCTTACTTGAGGGAGACTGGGAATTTGATAACAGCAGTGATAGACTCTACCTTTACGATGAGCTGATGCGCTGCTTTAGAGAGCCTATGAATGTGGGTGAGGGATATATTACTGCCGACATTGCGCGACTTGGTAAAGATAGAACAGTGCTTTGTGTGTGGAAAGGATTAAGCTGCATAGATATAGTAGTGCTTAGGCAGAAGAGACAGGATGAAGTTAAGGCAGAGATACAGCGCTTAATGAATGAGTATAATGTTAGGCTATCCAATGTGCTTGCCGATGCTGATGGGGTAGGAGGTGGCTTGGTAGATAGTCTTAGATGTAGGGAGTTTATGAATGGCAGTAAAGCTGTTAGAGGCACTCAATACATGAATCTAAAAGCAGATTGCTACTTTAGATTAGGCGAGTTAATTGATAAGAATGAGATTACCTTTCCTATTAAATGGCAGGAAGATATCTGTAAAGAGCTTGAGCTTATTCGCAGAGTAGATCCTGATAAAGAAGGAAAGCTAAGAGTTACCTCTAAGGACACAATTAGCCAGCGCACCGGTGGAATTTCTCCCGATATAGCAGATGCTATAATGATGCGAGCTTACTTTGAGCTCAATAGGAACTATACTAAGTATGCTTTCATCTGAGATAACTCGCTTAAAGTGTGATTTAGCACACTTTATCGTACTTAAAAGTGTGTTATGACGGATATTGCATACTATAATATGGGTTGTTATAAGCGGACAGCCAACAATAGACAGTATTTTCATCTACTGGCAAATGTTTGTCGCAAGTATAGTAGACTTTTGCGACAGCTATAGTAGAAAATAATCTACAGAATGAGCCTTATAGTGGAAAATAATCTACACTAACTCGGAAAATAACCGAATTAACTGCATGAATTTTTCTAAAAATTATACCCGATAACGTATAATATCCGCTAATATCTGCAAATTATACGCAAAAGCACACTATAGGGTATAAAACTAAAAGAGCCTCACCGTTGTGAAGCTCTCTCAGATAATCAAATAATCAATATAAGCCTAAACCAAAAGGCTGAAATGGATAGTCAAATATATCACACTTAACACTATGTGAATAAGTATGTGAATAAGATGTTGAAAGCAGATAAGTTAATAGTCTAATTTTGAGCACATGAAGAACGAAGAGGCGCTAATCCAAGAGGCTGTTATTAACTATGTTAATGCTCAGTATCCTGGCACTCTTTACTGTGCATCTGCAGGAGGGGTAAGAACTTCTATGAGACAGGCTGTAATGATGAAGCGCACTGGCTACGTCAAGGGCTTTCCTGATATCTTTATCTATGAGCCTCGTGATGCCTTCCATGGCTTAGCTATTGAGATGAAGCGAGAGAAGGGAGGAGTAGTAAGCTTACATCAGAAAGAATGGCATAAGAAGCTAACTGAGAGAGGATATGTCTGCGCTATTTGTAAAGGTTTTGATGAGGCCAAAGTAATTATAGATGAGTACCTACACCTCTGAAATTAACCGATGCTATGCCGAATGGCGCAGAGTAGCAGCAACTGTTACCCGGTTAGATTTAGCTGATGAGCTTTTACATGATACGCTGCTGAAGATATTAGAAAGTGATAAAGATAAATTGCAGGATATTCATAACCGAGGAAAGCTCAATAACTATGTGAGCAATGCTATTAGACTATCTGCACGCTGCAGTAACAGCTCATTTAACTACACTCGTTTAAGATTCGAAAAGATACGCAACGATCTGAAAGATGATATCATTGATGATGTGAATAAGAGCGTAGGAATGAGACTTGAGAATGAGCAGTTAGATATCTTTATCAGCAGGCTGCCATACTTTGAAAGGGAGCTATTCTTTCTTTATGCGCTTGACGATTTTAGCTATCAAGAGTTAGCTAAAGAGACTGGCATACCTTTGAACTATCTTTACCGTACAATTAAGAAAGCTAAAGTAACACTAAGAAATTCGTTACAAATATGACTAAAGAAAACTACGCTGCGAGAATTGAGATCTGCAATAACTGCGAAGTATTTAACACTCGCTATAAGACGTGTGGGCCTCCTACCAATGCCATTAATCCATTCGCTAAACCAACTGAGCTTAATGGCGTTACATTTAAGCCATGTGGCTGCCCTATAGATCACTTGGCAATGTATGCAGTCAAAGATTGCCCAGCTAAGAAATGGCCTATCTTAGATGATAGATTAGTAATTGAGAACATGCTGGCCTTTATCGAATCTTTAAAGCGTAAGAATCAGGTAACGAGCCAAGATATGAAAGTGGTAGGTGAGCTTAGAAAGAAATACACTAACTTAGATTACCCTGGCACAAGCTGCGGTCCATGCGCTAAGAAATACGTGGATGATGTAGAGCAGCAGTTAGCTGAGGAGCTTAATAAATTAGAACAAGCTCAAGCACTGCTCACTCTTGAGCAAATACCTATACAAATAAAGAAACGAAGAGCTAAACGTAAAAAACTATGACTATCTTAATTATCTACTTAGTAGGCTTCCTACTGCACACTGGCATACTCTGCCTAAACATTTACAGACATCAGAGACACCTATCTAACTTCCATTGGTATGCTTACATGGGTGTTATCTTTACAGGCTTTGTATGGCTGCCTTTTTGGATATACATCACAGTGTTACGTTTTCAACAGCCAAAATAGTTTTTAACATTGGTAGAATTTGTAACACATATTAAATATATTTGTTACAGGGTGGTATTACTGTAGATTTGATTTAAGGTTTTATACGCCCTTTGGATGTTCTCACCCTGCATCCTTAGGGCTATATTTTTTACAGAGGGAAGCGTTTAACAGCAGTGTAAAGAATGAATTGAGCTACTGCGGGATAGTAACACAGCTCAGGAGTATGGCTAAGGTATAAGCTCCAGGTTACTTAGGGATG